AGTCGATCTTACGAAAACACGATACGGAGGAAGAGGATTTGTCAGAAATGCAAATACAGTTATCGGACATTGGAAGTATTGCAGCCGCAAAAGCTGAAAGAACCACCCAAGCTGAAATTGGTAAAACCAAAGAAAAGAAAATTAAAAACAAAGAAAAAACAAACGATGTTTGAGTTAGAACATTTAACTGATGAAGAGTTAGAGGCCGCAGTATTAGAAGGCCAAATAAGATTTGATGAGGATGAGCTATGATACCAATATATATTCCAACTAGGGGTAGGATGAATAACCAAATTACTTGGGATAGTATTGGTCCGGAAGCCCGAGAGTATGCTGCTCTTGTTTGCCCACAAGAAGAAATAAATTGGCATACCAAACAGGGGCGTGATTGTATAAATCGCGGTGAAATTAAAGGAATCAATAATGTACGGCAGTTCATATTAGAACACGCTATGGAGGCAGGGCATGATAAAATTATTGTTTTGGATGATGATCTTATATTTGGGAGGCGTATATCTGGGGATATTCCAAATCTAAGAAAAACAAACCAAGAAGAAATGCACGAACTATGGGAGCGTATGGAGTGGTTGTTAATGAACCATACCCATGTTGGTCTTAGCCCACGACAAATGAACGATAAACATTTTCCTGATACAATTAAGTACGGTATGCGACAAAATGCTGTTCATGCTATACGTCCTGAAATTATTCATGGGCTAGGCATAAGATACGATACTATGGATTTAATGGAGGATTATTATGTTACCCTTAAACTGTTTCAATCAGGGCATCGTAATGCTGTAATTGTAGATTGGACATGGGATCAGCGTGGTGCTTCTGGTGCGGCTGGAGGTTGTAGTTCATACCGTAATGCAGAGTTACAAGAAAAGGCAAGTAGGGCATTAGCTGAAGAGTTTCCACTGTATGTAAAAGCAGTGCAGAAAGAAACTAAAACAGGATGGGAGGGTATGAAAACACGTTGGGATGTTCGTGTTCAATGGAGAAAGGCAGCTAAAGATGGCGGTGCAATCTAACTATCACCAAGACCCACCCAACTCTATTCAGATTGAATTAACAGAGGGGTGTAACCTTGCTTGTTCTTTTTGCGGCATACAATCTATACGTGAAAATGAAGCAGATGGTCCAGAAAATATACATGGTAAAGCATCTGCCCCTTACAGATATTTAACAATAGAAAGAGCAAGGTCTATCTGTGACCGTATAAAAGAAGCAGGATGGAACCCACGGCTAGAGTTTGCCATGCACGGTGAGCCGACTATGCACCCTTTCTTCATAGACATGATTAGACTTTTCCGTCAGGAGTTGCCAAAAACTTCTCTTATGATGACAAGCAATGGCGGTGGTCTTTTACGCGACACTCAAAAAAGTGTCAACCAACTGATGGAAGCAGGACTTAATGTTTTGTTTCTTGATAATTATGATCGTATCAAAATAGTAGATAAAATAAAGGAGAGATATAATGGTCCATACCCTGTATACGAATACCCTGCAGAGCGCAACGCAAACCCTCACCAACGACGAAAAGTTACAGAACATATTATCGTTGTTGGAATGGATCTTACGCTCGCTACAAGCGGAACCCATGCCCAAGTCAGTAACCACGCTGGTAACGCTTTCCATCTAAACCATGAACAAGATGGTAAACGCTGCGCTAAACCTTTCCGTGAGATGTCTATACGTTGGGACGGTAATGTCGCTGTTTGCTGTAACGATTGGCCGGGATGGTACAAATGTGGCAATGTAGTTGATGTACCAATGGAAGAAGTATGGCAGGGGGAAGCATTTCATGCAGCGAGAACAAAATTGTATCATGGGCAACGTGATTTCGGTCCTTGTAACGGTTGTGACAATACCACTCTGCGTAATGGATTGTTACCTGACCGCATGGGACGCAAGGCATTACCCGAGCCTACTGAGGAAACAACGCTTGCAATCAAGGAGGCGTTAAAAGGAGGTACTTATACTAAAAGAGTTAAGAAACATTTTGACTTTATTACAGGCTACTCAGACAGCTAGAGGGTTGCTTTTAGTAATAGGGTAGGGCAAATTAAATCGGGCTGCTGTAGCGGCTTTAAAACCCCATAGAAAGGCGGTTAAATATGGCATTATATGGCAAAGCACCCATGCGAGGGGTGCATACTTTCACCGTAGGAAATGTAAGCGAAGCATTGTTTGTTGTGAAGCAAGCATTAGAAGCTAATGGTGTAGAAGTAGAAACTCGTAATGGTAAAGCAATTGAGTTCCGTGAACCATGTGCTATTGTCTACAATAACCCACGCGAGCGTGTACTGTTTTACCCCGAGCGTGATGCAAACCCAATATTTCATTTTATGGAAAGCCTGTGGATGTTAGCAGGGCGTAATGATTTGGAGTGGATACAACGCTATAATGCACGGATGGGTGAGTATAGTGATGATGGTAAAATATTACAGGGAGCATACGGATACCGTTGGCGTAATTATTTCCATCGTGACCAGCTTGATGTGATCAGCCATAGATTGATGACACATACAAATGATAGACGAGCAGTTCTAGCAATGTGGGATGCTGAAGGTGATTTACGGATGGCTAATAACTGTAAAGACCACCCTTGTAATACTCATATCTACTTTAGTGTGCGTGATAACGTATTGGATATGACTGTATGTAACCGCAGTAATGATATGATCTGGGGTGCATTGGGAGCTAATGCTGTCCATATGTCCATTCTTCAAGAGTATATAGCCTCTCGCATTGGCGCGAGTGTTGGTATCTATACACAGTTTAGTAATAACCTTCATGCTTATACTGAAGTATTAAAAAAGCTAGAGGGTATGAACCCTGATTATGAATCATACAATGTGCGTATGATTAGACCAGATGCTCTTGTAAATAATATAGAATCATTTGATGAAGAGCTTAGTTGGTTTATAAAAGATGCTGAAAGGCCAAGACCATATATAAATTCCTGTTTTTCTGATTTGGCACAACCTATGCACCGAGTATGGCAAGCATGGAAAGCTAAAGAATTAGCTTTAGCTTTTGACCATTGTGCAGACATAAAGCCCGATGATTGGCATTTAGCTACTTGGGAATGGTTAGAACGTAGGAGAGATAAATGGCAAGAGAAAGCCACGAACAATATATGAAAAGGCGTATGCAGGAATTAGATTGGGAGGAGTATACAAATATGGCAAAAAACGGTGATATTACCCCTGATGATTATAGCCCTATTGTTAATAATATCGTTGGGTTAGCTAACCAAGATGTAGAAGGGTTACATAATTCAGAGCAGTCTTACGGTGATAGTTGGAAGCAGCGTGGCGGTGTTGGTGCTTTTATGATGCTGGCTCGTAAATGGGATAGGCTTGAAAAACAAGTTACAGAATATAATTATGATGTATTTAAAGCTGCCTTAGATGATATGCGTGAGGAAGGTATCCTTGATGATATCAGTGATTTGCGTAGGTATTTGTTTCTTGTAGAAGCAGAAGTGCGAATGCGAGGTAATGGTAAACGAAAAGCTGGATAGAGAAGTATTAGCCGAGTGTGAGTGTGGTAGGGAAAAGAAGGTAATGACTTTTCGCAAACTCAAAAACAAATGGCCTCACTGCTCTAAATGTAACCAACCTATGAAAGTAAAAGTAAACGATGCAGTTTCCTCTATTCACACCCCCGACTGAGTGGGTTATGCCTGATGGCTATCCTAACTTAGCAGAGGCTAGGGAAGTATCTATTGATTTAGAAACTTGTGACCCTAACCTTACTTCTCGGGGTAGTGGCTGGCCTCGCAATGATGGTTATGTAATTGGCGTCGCTGTAGCTGTAGATGGTGCTTCTTGGTATTTCCCAATCAGGCATGAAAATGGCAGTAATTTAGATGCAAAGCAAACCCTCCGCTGGCTGGCTGATGTATGCTCTATTGAGCGTGATTACATTATGCATAATGCTATGTATGACCTTGGATGGTTATGGGCAGAAGGTATAGAAGTAAAAGGTCGTATTGTTGATACAATGGTTGTTGCCGCATTACTTGATGAAAACAGATTTAGTTATGCCTTAAATGCTCTTGGTCGCGATTACCTTAATGAACGTAAGAGTGAAAGGGATTTATATGAAGCAGCTAACTCTTTTGGTGTAAATGCTAAGAGTGAGATGTATAAACTCCCAGCTCATTTTGTTGGAGCATATGCAGAACAGGATGCGGCACTTACCCTGAAGCTATGGCAGTTCTTTAAGGGTCTCATACAAAAAGAAGATGTAGGAGATATATTTGACCTTGAGTTAAATGTGCTCAAAGTTGTATTTGATATGCGTAAGAAAGGTGTGCGTGTAGACCTTGGTAAAGCTGAAGAGTTAAAACAGTATCTGCAAGCTGAGGAAGAAAAAGTACTACAAGAAGCTGGGGGCAGTAATATTGATATATGGGCGGCAGCTAGTATCGCTAAAGCATTTGATGCAAATGGGTTGACTTACCCTAAAACGCCCAAATCAGGACAGCCTAGCTTCACTAAAAATTTTCTAGCTAACCATGCCCATGCATTACCTCAGGCTGTGGTTCGAGCTCGTGAGCTGAATAAGGCTAGAACTACCTTTATCGACACTATTATAAAGCACCAACACAATGGTCGCATTCATGCGGAAGCACACAGCCTTCGCAGTGATGATGGTGGGACGGTTACAGGTCGGTTTAGTTATAGCAATCCTAATCTACAGCAAGTGCCAGCAAGGAATGCTGAGATTGGTCCGATGATACGCGGATTGTTTTTACCAGAAGAAGGTGAACTGTGGGGGGCTTTTGATTACAGTAGCCAAGAACCACGGCTCGTTGTTCATTATGCAAGTCTACTTAAATTGACAGGCGCACAAGAGTTTGCCGACCAATACAATGTAGATGCTAATACAGACTTTCACCAGATGGCTGCCGATATTGTAGGAGTACCACGCAAACAAGCTAAAGATATAAACCTTGGTCTGTTTTATGGGATGGGTAAGAATAAACTGGCAGAGCAGCTTGGTTTAGAGTTTGAAGATGCTAAAGATTTATTTTCTGAGTACCACGGTAAAGTCCCCTTTGTTCAACAGCTTGCTGATTATGTAGTCAACCGTGCTTCTAATAAAGGTGTTATCCGTACCCTGCTTGGTCGCAAATGTAGGTTTGATAAGTGGGAACCAAATGCGTATGGATTGTATAAACCACAGACATATGAGGATGCGTATGCAGAGCATGGTCCAGCTATCAAACGTGCCTTTACTTATAAAGCACTCAACCGATTGATACAGGGTAGTGCTGCCGACCAGACAAAAGCTGCGATGGTAGCTTTGCATAAAGAAGGGATAGTACCCCTCATACAAGTGCATGATGAATTAGATATATCAGTTGGTGATCCGGATAATGGATTGAAAATAAAAGAAATAATGCAGACATGTGTTGATATGCAAATACCGAGTGTGGTAGATGCTGAGTTTGGTCCGAGTTGGGGCGAAGCAAAAAAGACATTTAGTGATAAGCCGTGGTTAAGAGGGGTAAGCGATGGCGCAACGCCAATGCAAGACAATACCAAACATTAAAACTTTGACAACAGCGTGGGATGCTCAGTTCTTATTGCGCTTCCACACAGTTGCCATGCAAGCAGAGAGACAGACAGTGGGAGCACATTCATACGCAGTAAGTATATTGATTGACCAGCTTTGGCCTGATAGTACAAAGCAATTGATTATGGCTTCATTGTACCATGATGTACCTGAACTCATTCTTGGTGATATACCAGCCACAGCTAAATGGTCTTTTCCTGAGGTACATAAAGCATTTGAAGATGCTGAAAAGAAAGTGATGGATGACCTTGGATTGATATTTGTTCTCACTCCAGAAGAAAAGAATAGATTGAAAATGGCAGATATGCTTGAACTCGTACTCTATTCCCATCGCCATTCAAATCAAAGTGACCAGATGAAAGTGATAATGCACACAGGCATCAATTATCTCTACAAAAAGTTTTCTGATTTAGCTGATTTTGAACCAGTGAATAAAGTGCTAATCCATTATAATTTAAGTGTTTGATAAAAAAGATAACTTTTTTATTACCCTGAAGTACAAATCCGTAAATAGGTATGCTACTATAATTAAGTAAACGCAGAAAGGTTTGCTTATGGATTGGCAACAATATGAAGACTATATGTTTGACCATGTAGTTTATTACACAATTACAGAGTTCCATGGCTGTGCCAAATACAGCACATGGCGTTATGATGATTTACAGGATTGCACTATGGCAATACGCAAACTAAAAGCTGAGGAGCCACAGCGTAGGGTACTCATGTACGCTATATGTCAGCCACCCAACCGCTTACTCACAGTCAGCTTACCTATTGCAGAGCACAGATTACCATGAATATATTCTGGTTATCTATGGATCCTCAGCAGTGTGCTCAAATGCACTGTGATAAACATGTTGTCAAAATGCCACTTGAGATGGTGCAGATGCTTTGCACTACTCATTGGCAGCATGGCAATGAAGCACCTTATTTATCTGTACATGAAAAACACCCCTGCACTCTATGGGTAGGCCAGACTGTAGATAATTACCGTCTAGCTTGGAGTGTAGGTTATCACCTATTCAAAGAATACACTTACCGATACGGCAATGTACATAAGTCCGAATCAGTATTGTATGCGGTGCGATGTGCGCCTCCTGCTCTTACTGCTCGTGGGTTTACTAAATTTCCACAAGCTATGCCGGATAAGTATAAACACCATGATGTTATGGTTGCGTACCGTGATTACTACCGTGGGGAAAAGTCAAAATTTTGTAAGTGGACTAATAGACCTATCCCTGACTTTATGTTAGACCTGTGTGCATAGGAGAAAGAAATGGACACCAATAACCATAAATCCGTAGCTCTCGATATTGAGACTTATGAAATACTCAAGCGAGTAGCTGACCATGAGTGCCGTACTATTGGCGGTCAGATCCGTTGGCTTATTAAACAAATGCCAATGCTCGCTGACCTTAAACCAATGTCGCCAGCCGTGCCTATACGTCGTAAGAAAAAAGTTACTGCTGCACAAAGCTCAATGCGTACAAAAGAAAGTTACACTTCTAAAATACTTGAGCAGTTTGCACAGACAAGAGCAACAATGTGTAAAGATGATTTTGACCATCTAGCCAATGAGTGCGACCCATCTAAAATACTGTCAACACTTTGTACTCGTGGCGATTTACAACGTATTGGTTCTTCTGGTCGCCCTTACTATTACCATATAACACAACAGGGCATCCGTTCTCATAATGCACTTGTAGCAAGGAGGGCAGCATGAAACCCATATGGGAAGTCTACCAAGCTAATGATGTTAGTGATACAGGCTGCAAAATCTGGTTACTGGATGGACCTATGGTTAAAGACCCACTTATGTTTCCATCACTAGATGAGTTACATCGGTATATGAAATCATTCCACGCAACACCGAAAGAAAATACCACTCGTCACTACAAGTTGCGCTCGGGTGATTCTAGTACACCTAAACATCCGTATGATAGGCCGGATGAGTTTTGGGAGAAACAAAATGGCTAGAGCTCCGATTGATGTAGAAACATTGCGTGAAGTAGCAGCTACTGTCGGTAGCCATAAAGAGTTCCGTGATCATTTTGATATTGCACCACCGACCGTTCTCCGATGGAAGATGCAATATAAATTAGATCTACCCGATGGTAGACATACACGCCAAGATGCTGATTGGATTACTGCTCGTCGTATTGATATTCGCAATAGAAGGGAGGCTGGTGAGTCGTACCAAAGTATCGCTAATGATTATGGTGTAAGCCGACAGATGATATACAATATTTATCGGCGTGATAAATTACGGCTTGCACATGAGGCTGTAAATACATAAAGTTAATTATGGCATATTGTTAGAGAAAGGAGCAAGCCATGACAAGCAATAAAGACTTTATTGAAAACCTTGAGCAGTTTACTCGTGTTCACCATGAGGTATCTGATTCTGCAAGGCAGATTGGTGATCTAGCTAATCTGTATGGTGAGTTACTCGCTTACCAAGGTTATGTTGAAGCACGGTATCCTCAAGTGCATAAAGAAGCTATGTTATGCGCTGAGCGTATTGCCCAAGCTCGTGTTGATAGGGAGCTTGAGCGTGAGGTATCATAAGCATGGTTCACCAGCCGACCGTGGTAGTGCTGATCGCTACTACGGTCGGCCATATAAACCTCATTACTATCCCGAGGCTACTTATGTTGGTGAGCGGATTGTGCCACCACAAATGACTGAGGCTCAGATTGAGGAGTACCATAATGCGTACCGAGATGAAGAAAACCGTAAAGACTGGGGGTAACTCATTGATTGGGTTACATATTTTATCTGCAACACCAAGGAGGGACCGATGGATAAAAAGAATTTGGAAAAAGATCCAGAGCTTCTGGAACTAATTGTTTCACTTGACTGGGCAAGCCCGACTACTGCTGAGTGTAGTGCGTTTGATATAAGTGATAACCTACATGCTAGGATATGCTTTCGCCCCGATAATGAAGTTTGGATTATTGATAGGCAAGAGCTGCGTATTATGTATTGTGATGAGCAAGTATCGGACTTCTGGGGGTTACAATATTTATATCAACAGGATGATACCAATCCTGTTCCGAGACAGAGGGGGTAACGACACACCTTTCGTGGGCGACGTGTATTAGGTTTGACGACGTCCTAGCGATGTTTTAGAGGAGTCTAGCATCGTGGAATACAAGGCCATGGATCTCTAAACATTCTGTCCCTCATTGATTGATTATACGGGATGTGGCGAGCAAAAGCAGATGTTACCTTAAATCATTGGCTGCAAATCCATGGAACACCTAAACGATTATTTAGATACTTTTATTATTGTAATCATTGGGTCAGGCTTTATTATTAAACTATAACCTTAACTCGTAGAAAGGAGTGCAATATGGTTATCACTGAAAAACTCTATCACACTTATCATAGTGTTGATGATAATGATATGGTTGTAGAAGTGCTCACTGATACTAACTTAAAAAAGTTAGAATCTTTTGTAAAAGATGCGGCTAAACATACTGGCTATCGCTATTTGTATTGTGGTCGTAAATACCATGCTGTTCATTGGCAACAGCAAAACCCTGAAGCAGCAGATTTTCTAGTGCAGCTTCGTGATGCAGAAAGGAAGTATGAAAATGGGTAACTCTGGTGGGTTGAGTGATTCATACAAACAATTCCTTGATGAATTACGGGATAGTGGTGAAACCAATATGTTCGGGGCTACTATCTACCTTATGCAAGAGTTTGATATAACCAAACATCTCGCAACCGATATTCTTAATACATGGATGAAGGAGTACAAAGAATGAGAAAAGATTCTGAGGATTGGCGTTCAAGCGGTATACCCTTTCACGTGCAAGAAGATGGTTTTATCTTTGGAGAGTTTCACCGTGAAGAGTATGCAAAAATTTTCGCAAATGCTTTAATCAAGGATGGTAAAGCAGGGTCTCATTTAAGTATATGGGGACCAGATGGATGGGTGGAGTATGAAAACGATGACTAAGCAAGAAGTGCTTGAAAAGCTAACTGAGTTATATACTATCTGTCATAATTCAAGTTCTAATAAGGATGATGGATGGATGGCTATAGCTGGTGCAATATCAACCGCTGAAGATGTAGCTGGGCGGGAAATACGATGGGAGAAAGAAGATGGGTAAAGTCAAAGCATGGGCGATGGGTATTATGGAAGATGCTCAGAGTGATTTTGTGGATGGAAAGATTAATGCACGACAATGTGCAGAACAACTCAATAGCAGCGGATTGATGGATCCTGATGAGATTGAAGAGTTCATTGATGAACATACTGCTCTTCGTGCAAAAAATATCGCACACTCAATGATTGATGCTTGCGCGATACAAAAAGATGAGTAATGATAAATCTCCTCCCTTGGAAGACTGGCGGTCGCTACGGCGACCGTCTTTTTACTCGCGATGAGTATTATGACCAACCTCTTTGCCCCTCACACCTTATTATATAATGGTAGCCAATGGTGGCTACATCAACTAACGGAGGGCAGCAATGTCTAACAATACTTGGCAAAATGTAATCAGTGATGATAGTACCCATCAGGTATGGCATGCTGATTGCGCCACATTATCCCCTGAGGAAATTGTGCAATATGAAAATTGTTTGTTAGAGCAACAAATAGGGCATCTTTGTGAAGACCCCACAGGTACTTGTGAAGTAGAGCGTGGGCTTGAGTATTACATTTATCTGCAAGTTGTAACAGATGACTGGCTTTACATTGAGCACCGTTATCCACAAGAGGGTGGGGCTACTCACCAATGGTTTCGCCAACAACGTGTATTGAGGGAAACATGATACTGTTTGGCATTTTAGGAGCAATAACACTGCTCATAGTTCTGTGGATACTTGGTTAAACAAAATAGTCACAAAGAGTAAATACTAATACTCTTTGTGGCATCACACTTTATTATATAATTATAGGCAGCGCGGCTGCTCAATCTTAACTGGAGGTAAAAATGGGATTAGATCAATACGGTATGATTGGCTGCACAACCGAAAAACGTGTAGATGATGCTGGTAATGAGTTTGAAGTAAAAATTGCAGATGACGATTTTTACTGGCGTAAACATGCTCGGCTCCAAGACTTTATGGAAAAACTGTGGGTTGAAAAAACTGGCAGACCAGCCATTGAGCTTAACTGCAATGATATGGTGCTTACTGAAGGTGATATAAATAAGCTAGAGGGAGCCATCCATAATGGGTATGTTGAAAATGTTTGTGATGGCGGTTTTTTCTACGGTCACCAATTCCAAGATGAATCTGTAAAACAATACAGAGAAAATGATTTAGCTTTTATAGAGGCAGCAAAAATTGCCATCACGGAAGGTAAACAAGTCGTTTACTCTTGCTGGTGGTAATCATGGAATTACTCTGGGATATGATACCTGTTTTACTGGTAATCATCTTTATCTAAACAACAACACAAGGGTCAAGGGTCACGGTCTAATAACCGTGGCTCTCTGATATTGTGTCACTTTTATATATAGTATCAAAAATGAAATATGGATCATGGTACTCTATCCGATATTCAAATATACGTTATCTGGCTATACAATCATATCAAAGGGTTATACCTCTAATTCATATATTGTAGTCTAAACTTTAGACAGCTACGCGAGTTTGAGCCGTTGGTTTTTTGTAATGACTCGATTTCTATTTACGTTCCTATTATAGAAAAGTAGTATGGTCTTATGGCAAAAGCGAAAGTCACTCATAAAAATAGTTTGGACGTTGTTGCAAACCCTCGGGTGGAAAAAGGGCTGACACCCATGCAGGAAAAGTTTGCAATGATTTATGCTACAGAAGAGGTTACGCAAACGGAGGCGGCACTCAGGGCAGGGTATGCTGAATCCAACGCACACTCTATTGCAAGTCATATGCTAAATGGTCGTAACTACCCACAAGTCTTGCAAAGGGTTTATGAAATCAAAAAAGAGCTACAGCATAAGTACGAGGTTACTTTTGAAAGCCATGTACAAAAGCTCGCACAACTGCGTGACCAAGCATTGCAGAATGGAAACTATGCCGCAGCCGTATCTGCTGAAAAAGCCAGAGGTTCGGCGGCAGGTCTTTACATTGATCGTAAAGAAATACTGCATGGTAAGATAGACCAAATGAGTAAAGAAGAAGTACTCACTGAAATTAAGCGGATACAACAAGAGTACCCTGCATTGGTAGAAGCAACCAGCCCTGTCATAGAAATGGACAACTTGGAGGTTCTACCCGATGGCGACAAAGAAACCTGAATCTAAACTTTGGAAAGCCCTACGCGATGGAACCAAGCCCCTCGGGGTGCATTGGACTAGGATGGAGTCGTGGGCGAGTCCAGGAGTACCTGACGTCAACGGTTGCTTGAATGGTAAGGACTTCTGGGTTGAGCTAAAGGTTCTTACGACAAAGTCTGACAAGAAGTTCCCACAATGGCGTCCTCATCAAATAGCATGGCAGACCTCAAGAACCTCGGTTGGTGGATGCGTTTGGAACTTGGTCCATCATCTTTCGTCTAGTCAGCTATTATTTTTGGATGGTCGTAACCTGAGCAGGAGATTGATGGATGATGAGCCAGTGTACGATGACCGGATGGAATGGCCGATGGACCGTGATGGATGGACGAGGGTTCTCAGACGACTGATGACGAACGACGATCCAGGTCGAGAGATCCGTTGAAATCGGTTGAAATCACCTGACGTCGAGCAGCTCGACTCCGGCCATCTTTTTTACTCAAAATGATAAAATAAGTGTTTACATCAGCCGTCAAACTTGCTACTCTATACTTACCAAAGCGGCAATGGTGTCGCGGTATTTGCTCGTAGAAAGGAGCATCAAATGGCTAAATCAGCTACAAAAAAGTCCCAAGCGGCAGAAGTAATTTTTCGTGGTATCCAGGACTTGCCTGAGGACCGTAAGTCTCAAGGCGTTACTCCCGAGGACATCTTTAAGTTTGTCCAGGAGCATGCTGGCGGCAATCCCCTCAATGTAGGCGTCCGTACCGTTGAGTCCCTTGACGTTAATGTGGAACAGCCATTCCCTTACGAAAGCAAGCGTACTCTGTACGATGCTGACGGCAAGCCCAAGGATACTCTCCGCGGCAAAGTGGTCTGGCAGTTAATTAACAGTGACCAGCATGGCGCGGACTTCACCACTCTGCAGGATGTGGACATGGCACATCGTTCTATTAAAGCACGTCGCTTCCACGCTTTGCTTGACGCGCTTAATGGTGGACAGTCGCCATCAGCCAAGGCGACTTGGGGCAACAACTTCGTTGAGCTGTTCATTATCCCAGCCAAGTAATCATAGGATGGGCGGCCGATTGGTCGCCCTTTCTTTTTTGATGGATGGATGGATGGATGGAGATAGAAAGAGATCTCATTAT